GATTTGTGTTGCATCACGAATCATATAATAGGATCTGGGCCGATGGATAGGATATAGATGTTCAAATGTATTGTCATACTCAATCATAAATCCAGACCATCCATATCTATTTTCCAGTAAATATGTATTATTCACACCAATCGGATGATTTGAACCTATTTCAAGAAAGGTTCCATTCGTCTTCTCCTTCATACACTTAATAACATAATAATCCTGCGCAGATTGACCATAGTATTTTTGCATTCTACAGTTTCTATCACCAATATCTTTAGGTTTAAAGTATTTACAAAGAATTCTATAAAATGCACCTTTTTTATATTACATGCGCAGTTACACCAACTGTAGAAAAATCTGTATTTTCATCTGATGTACGCTTGCTGCAAATTGTAAAGAGTATTGAATCTGTAAGAAAACAGGTTGCAAATCCATTTATTGTTCTCTTAGAAACAGGCTCTGCAACAGAAGAACAAAAGAGTTTTTTAGAGGGACTTGTTGATTTCTATATAACTATTAATGTGAGTTCACTTGTAAAGAGTCGAGGTGAAGCAACAATGATTTATACATTTCTTTCATCGCCCTGGTTTCAAGAAAATAAGGACCGATTTGAAACATTTAGCAAACTGTCTGGACGGTACTTTCTTCTTGATTCATTTGATATGACTCGTTATCCGCTTGACAAGATCTTCATTCGCTTTCGCTGGTTTACGGATGGTGAAGGTGTATTTGAAACGCGTTATTACAGAATTCCTCGTACAAAGATTGATGCATATGTGAATAATATGAATAAACTTGTCAATACTCACTATTATATTTTTAAACAACTTGATGTTGAACATATCTATTTTTTATGTGATTACTTCCCACTTGAAGACACTATTTATGACCAGCCTATTGGACTAGGAGGATGGGGAACAGGTGATGGACGATATTTTGAAGAATAAGATTAGATAAACTTAAACCCCTTAAGTTTCTTAGCACCCTTCGGCCACACAGTCTCTTGTAGAATCTTACGTGCATCTGTAAGTTCCTTCTCCTTGAACCCTGCATCTTTGAGGCGTTCCTGTAGTTCCTTCGTTTCGAGTTCAGACTTGGAGTCCTCTATGCAATGTTGCTGAAACCAGAGAACAAGTTTCTTCTCCTTCTCCGTACAATCCAAGAGATTCTGCTTTGTGTAGAGTTCAGGATTCAGTACGCCCTTTACAATACCCTGTTGTTCCTCCTCTGAAAGAAGTTCTTTGAGAGTCGAAACAAGTTCCATCTCAGCCTGCTTTACAAGGCTCATCTGCTCAGCATAAATCTGATCCATCTTCTTTTTCTGATTCACTAAACTATTGCGCAGATTCTGCAGGGTTGTCATATGATTCTTCAAAAGATGCTGAATAATCTGCGCCTTTACCTTCATCTGTGAGAGTTCTTCTGAATCTGCCCGCTCCTTATGAACACCCATATACTCTCCAACTTCAAGCAAAGGACGAAGTCCCTGTAGATAGAGAACAGGGTCATCATGCTTGTAGAGATTGGAGAGATAGACAATAAAGCGACCATCTTCAAGGCGCTCAAGATCAATATCCGCAGGCTTTGTATGACCCGCAATTCCATTCGTAAGAGACACCATAAATGCAACCTTCACATCTGGATTTGACCGCATATCACGACGCAGTTTCTCCACTTCGTCTTTGTTAACAGCACGACCATAATTCTTGGTTTCCCAGATAACCTTCATATTATTGTACATCATGTGATGGTCACCACTCTGCGCCTCCTTTCCCTTAGCAACTAACTCAAATCCAGGCCCCATGCCGAAGGCGCGCGTAATCAAATCCTCGACGCGAAGTTCACCGAGTCGCCCCTTCTCCTGTGAGCCAACCTGACGATTGAGTGAATCGGCAAGTTTCTGTAAGCGTTCTTGAAGTGCCTGATTTTCACGCGATGCTCGGTCAATCTGCTTGTCTTTCTCAGCCAGCAGTTCACGAAAGGTGTTGCGACATTCATCCTGAATCTGCTTACGGAGGTCAGACTTCAGACTCTCATCAATGGACAACTTTGACTGTAGATGACTAAGGGATTCCTCAAGGCCGCGCTTCTCTCTTTCAAGGCGATCACGAGTTGTAAGATGCTTCTTCTCAAGTTGAGTGACAAGATCACTATTACACTCTTCACGAATTGTTTCCTCGGCAGCCTGGGCTGCAATCGCACCGAGGCGTAGGGCTAGCGAAGTTTTATCAGGAGATTCCGTGTGATAGAACTTCGGTAGAGTAAAGGTAGCAGGCACGCGTAGACTGATTTGAATGGGTTCCATTTAAATGAGTTTCGTCAAAAAAGTTTAAACCGTTTGGAGAGATAGAATGACCCTCCGTATACTGACTTACAATATACGCGGTCTTCCTTGGGTATCATGTCCAATTGATGATATCCTTTCATGGATTTTCAAACGGAAGTGCGATATTGTCTGCCTACAAGAAGTCTTTACACGAAGACTCCAACTGGCTATTGAATCACAGGATGAATGGAATGTCTTCTTTTCAAAGGGAAGTACATGTGCTGGACAGGCGGCAGGATTTTACTCTGGTGCTGGACTCTGTACATTGGTTCGGCGTGATGCAAAGATACTTGGAGAGTCAACATTTATACCATTTACCGATGCAGGAGGTGTAGATCGATTTGTCTCAAAAGGACTGCTTCATGTTCCTCTGGAAATAAATGGGCGACGGATAGATATTCTAAATACACATTTTCAATCGGATCTTACACAAGTGTCCTGCTTTCGTATCAATTATCCTGCCGTTCGATTCAATCAAGAAAAACAGGCGGACTTTATCTGTAAACAGTATGCATTTCCACTTCTCTGTGGTGATTTGAATCAAGATTCATTCCATTACTTTGATAAATTTGATGATACAGATGAAATCACCTTTCCAGAAACTGGAGAACATTTAGATCATCTATTGTATTCGAGTGATCAACGTCATATGTTTATGAATAAAAAGACAACATATATGCACAGTATAACACTGAGTGACCATATTCCTGTACTCTATGAATTTGAACTCAAACCAACTCACACTCTTCACGACACACGGGACATGTTGTATTCTTCTTGAGCCACTCTACAATTGCGACCCTTTTAAAGACATGTTGGCAACTAGTCACTGCAGCCGTTGCCTCTTGAATAGGCTCAAAGGTGATTGGACAATCTGTACCTACAGCCGCCTTTATAATTGCACGAATTGTATGGGGCTTGAGAAATTGTTGAACAGGACACGGAACTGGAACCTCTTCTTCAGGCTCCTCTTCCAGAAGTCCAGGAATCTTTTCATGAAAACTCTTAAGAAAGAGACTACGAATACCAATTGCAGTCAATGGAGCCTCTGCCTTGAGTTTTGCTTGACAGACAGGATAGAAAGAGGGTGCTGCAGAATCTAGAAAGTTATAGGAGTCAAGTTGAATTACAGGGAAACAATCAGTATCAGTAGTAACGTAGAGATTTGTGATTCTCTGAAACGATTTACCCTCAATACTACCAAAGAGATCACGGTCATCCTCTAGAGCAGTATGAACAAGAACTGGATTCTGTTCACGAAGAGATAGAGGACCCAGTGCACTATTCAGAAGAACAAACTTTGGCCTAGGATGAACCTGCGTACAGGCTACAAAGATAGATGGAAACTCGTCAGGATCTAGGTGGTTAAAACTACCGTTGGAACGCTCAAAGAGATACATTGTTATAGGATACTATTTACTAAGGCGCAGTAAAAAATTCAATTTTTTTGATTGTAGTGACTTAATGTCTAGACAGTGGCTGTACTATTACAGAAGGGTGGAATAGGATATGCACTCTGATTGATCATGTAGCCACAGGTGCGATTGAGCAGCGCAGGAAGCATGTCCGTGTTATTGAAGGTGGAGTTCAGAAACTGACTGGCGTTATGGAGAAATGCATCCATGAAGGTTGCATTCATCAGAGTACTATTGTAAAATGCCATTGCATTCTCCTGAATGACATTGAGAGCAGCAACCGTGACCTGCTGGACAACAGAGTTCGTCGTGATGAAGTAGAGGAGAATGAGTTCAGAAAACATTTTATGATGGCTATACTGATACTGTGGAGGGTCGTGAAATCAAATTTTTTGGCGGGCCACCATTTTTGCTACGCTAGTATAGTATGAACATCTTTGAAAAACTTTTCTGTTTCCCCTCTTTTTCAATTCTCCGTTTTCTTATTGCAATCACTCTTCTTCAGTTCTGGTGGATTGCAATCTGGGGGTTGGCTTACATGGCAATTGAAGCAGTTGCTGGTAAGTCAAAAAATACTGAATTCTGGATTTACATTGGACTTTTACTCTGTACGGTTCTCATTATTCAAATGGATCCATCTCTTGTGGAGCGGCTTTGACGACTCTTTTTCTTATGACGACGACGTGATTTCTTAGCAGGCCTGCGCATTCTACGACCACCCTTTGAAGCGGATGGGAGTATGTCAAGTGCAGTTTCAATAGGCGACCAATTTGTAGTATCATGCGATGTAATATCATATGGAGGTGTGATTTGAATATAATGATCTGCAGGAATCTCTTCACGAATCACATGATCTGGCATATCATCAAAGAAATAGACGCGATTTACTAGATTATTAACTGTAGGTAATTCATCTTGAATCTGTGCAAGAGTTTTCACCAATTGTCCATTTTTACCAATGGTTTGATTTGGACGATTTGCGGTAATTGTAAAATCAAAGATAGGCTCTATACCTATAATCTTCTCAATTGCTGATTTTATTAGACTAATAAAATCCTCATTTCCATTATTTGTAAAAAGTCCAATTGCAGAGACACGCCCAGTTGATTTTGCCTTGAGTGCCTTCTCAATAATCTTAAGTGCGTTTGGATTTAGAAACACGTAATCATACGGATTCACTTCTGGATTCTTTGTAAACACATTCGGGTCAAAATATTGCCCTGAAAGTGTTTGATCTATGTCCCAGACGAGTACAAGCCCATCGTCCATTTCTAATAATAGCCTGTATATTCTCTTAAATCATCTAAGGCTGGCGGAGAGAAGGCACCCACATCCCTCGGTGTAGCCTTCGCATCAATTGTCGGTGTACCTGCTAAGCATCTCTGCTGCGCAATATCATAGACATCTACGAGCACTTGATCAAAGAGACTATCCATCTTTCCCTTCTCTGTAGGTGTCAAATCTGACGCAGAGCAAAGGCGGCTGATGAGAAAACGCCCGCGCGTCTTCCATTTATCGAAACTCAGGCTGAGATCACGTTCAGGAATTGTCTTGGCAAAGCAACGACCTGTGGTTTCTGCAACAGGCTCAATATCATGCGCCGTCATGAAGGGTTGATAGAGAGTAGCATTCACAGTGCCATTCACAGCAACAAGGTCGCGCTTCATGCAGCAGAGTTTACCCAGGAGCACCTTCAACTCATCTAAATCCGGGTTTCCTTCCTCAACCGAGCCAACTCTGTCCTGAAAGGCACCTATAATTGCCGCTGCCTCATTGCTCTCATGAAGACAATCGGGTTGTCCCGCACCCACTACAGGGGCACCAAATCCCTCGGCAAACTTGGGCATTGTCTTTGCGCGGCAGAGCATAACAAAAACGAGATAGGCCACAAGAACACCCACTACAACTCCTAGAACTGCCCAGACTGAAAAAGAAAATTGACTAAATCCACCTGATGATTCCATTCTTAATTTACCCTATAGTATGGTCTTTTTTTTATTGTATTTATATCGGAATGGGTGCGGAAATTTCAAGAAGATGATTTGCCGAATCGAGAAACCATTTACAGAGTTCCCCCTTTCCCGCCGCCTTATCATTCATCAACTTATCGATGCTAATCAACTCAGGCCGAGTCTCCTCCATAAGATGGACATGATGCACCTGCACAATACCCTGCTGGCCAATTCGCACGGCACGACCAATTGCCTGATCCATCAGAGCCTTTGTCCACCAAGGAGACATGAAGATAATTCGATCGAAATGCTGAAGATTGAGTCCCACACTTCCAGACTGAAGTTGGAGAATCAACACTTCTGTAGTGTCTCCATCTAATGGCTCCTTTGTCTTTTCAAGAACTGCATCTCTCTGTGCTTGTGTCTGTCGTCCACTGTAGGTCTGGACTCTCTTGACCCGGGGCAGAGAGCGCAAGGTGGTCTGAATCATGTCCATCTCATCGTAGAAACTAGCAAAGATAAGCCACTTATGCGGCTCCTCTGATTGTTCGGTAATCAGACTCTTAATCTTTGAGAACTTTGTGCTATCCAGAGGCCAGTCTGTACGAGTATAGTAGGGAATGTTCCGTCGACAGGCGTTAATGTAGACCTGCGGATGAACGGAGATCTGGCGAAGAACAAGCAGAAGTTTCAAGATGGCCATTCTGCCTGCTCCCTCCTCCTGAAGAGCCGTCCATCTGCGAACAGCGGCACCCTGGATACCTCTGTAGAAATCACGCTCATCCTTTGTACTAAAAGGGAGAGTGTGATAGTGGATGACCTCCTTCTGGGGAAGAGAGGGAATCATTGGGCGCAACTCTGCAACTGTGCGGCAGAGGGCCTTTTCAAAGATAATAGGAGCCAGACGCTTTGTAGATTGAGGAATCTGCGACTTGTCCATTCCCAGAAACTGAAAGAGGGCATTTGAGTTGGGCAGACCATTAATAATGGGAGTAGCGGTGAGAGCCCACTTATTCTTTGCAGGAATCTGGCAAATGGCATCAAAGAGCAGAGTCTTGTCATTCGAGATGCGATGCGCCTCATCCAAGATAATGCGATTCCAGACTACCGTCATCAGTTCATCATTGTGTCTCATTGCAAAATCATAATGAGTGATGAAGAGAAAGGTTGTCTTCTTTGCATGAGTACCGATGGCCTCCCAGTCTCGCTTATGGCTCATGCGAAACACATTAATACCAGAGCGAACTGCAGCATCTGTCCACTGCTCTAAGACGGCCAGCGGCGTAATCAGCAGATTCATGGAGACTTTGGTATTCTTGATGAGACCAAGTACTTCCATGGTTTTACCGAGACCCATTTCATCACAGAGAAGTCCTCCTGGGAGATAGGGGTCTTCTTCTTGTGTACGCATCCATTCGATGGCTGCAGTCTGGTGCGGCCGGTACTCGAAAGACGGCCAGAGTGGTGTGAGCGTTGTGATTTCCATTGTGCATGTGATGTGAGTGTACTCATGAAATCATGTGCCGATAAGTTCAAATTTTTAAAAAAAGAGTGTGATGCAGTGTGCATCTTTACTTCTTCTTTGGCTCATCTTTACGCTTCTCCTGGAGACGCTCTGCCTCACGGACATGGCGTGTGGTATTCTTGCCATTTTTGTCAAACTTCTCCTTGGCCT